ATCCGGCCCCAAGACCGAACAAAAGGCCCCCCGTTGTGTGTTGACACCTAAGTCTGCAGTATTTGCGGGATTAGCTGGTAATAGCCGTATTAGCTGGGAATCGCTGGCAGAACGGGGGCTTAGGCGGCGATGGCCGGTGGCGCGATCGTGCGTGGGAAAGTCCGCAGTAAGGGCCAAAATCGGCACTTTGGCGCGAGCCGCGGCGTTGGTACGCGTGGGCGGTCCGGCCTAGCAGCGACTGTTTAAATCATTGTTCTAGCTATAGAAAGTCAACTGAAAGGGGCATCATACCCACTTTCCCGCCTGACTCGGTGCCCTCGGAACTGGGAAGTATCGTTCCCAGAAGGAAACGCAGTTCCCAGTTAGACGTAAGCTACGGATACAAAACAATAATAGAGCATGGGTACACCGCTGATCGCCGCACCCAACTGGGAACTGATTTTGCATTCTATGGTCGTTCAAGGGCCGTTTACAGGGTCGTAAAGACAGCCCTAACACGACCGACGATCCGCAGATCATTCAGGCCAGCACCTGTGACGGCGAAGGGCGGGAAGAACGGGTTAACGCCACACATGACCAGACCACACGACCTGCCCGAGGATGTTGATGGTATGGGCATCGGACTCGCTGATGATCTCTGGCGCGAGGTCCTTGTTGTCAGAATAGAGGATGAGGATACGCTCTTTCGGCAATCGCTCAAGCCGTTTAACACGTGCCTCCTGATCCTGCATGAAGGCAAAGATCGGCAGCTGCTGCGGCTTACGCACAGCCTTGCGCGTGGGCACCTCACGGCGGGTGGTATCGATCATCACGAGGTCGCCGTTCTGGATGCCCGGCGCCATGCTATCGCCGGAGATCCGTGCCATGGCCGCATCGCCTGCCTTCACATCGATCTTGCGCAGCCAGTCCTGGCGAAAGACCAGGTGATCGATGATCGCCACATCGTCCCCGTTCATCAGGCCTGGACCGGCGGAGAGATAGGCCTCGTGCAAGGGGATCGAGGCGAAGTCGGCGCCGTCGACGATGACATGTTCGACGCCAATTGGCTCCCGTCGCGGCCCAAAGTGGAACTCAAGATCGAGAACTGCAGCCAGTTTCATCAAGGACGGTAGATTGTAACGCTTCTCGCTATCCCGAGGCATTCGCAAATTCTTGATCAACGAAGGGTGCCCGACAGCCAGCTTCGAAGCTGCTGCATCAGTCAGCCCTTTCTTCCTCAGAGCAGCGTCGATGGTATCTAGAATCGGGTCCATCAGCCCACTTTAGCCTGTATTGGCTAATATGCAAATTATAGCCTGTAGAGGCTTTACTTGTGTGGCCGCTACAGGCTATCTATTGGCCTATGGATCAGCGAACCTCACTCATCACACTGGCCGAAACGCTCGCGGCGCATCGCGGGGTTACCCACTTTGCGATCTCGATGCGGGCCTTGGGCAAAGGCGACTTCTTCAAGAATATGATTGAGAAGGGCGCCGACTGCCGGACCCAGACAGCGGCCAAGCTCTTTGTCTGGTTCAACGAAAACTGGCCCGGCGACCTCGAGTGGCCGCGCCATATCCCCCGTCCTGCGAAGTCGAAGCGGGAGGCCGCGTGATGCGCGAAGTTGTCGCTGATCATTTCGGTTTTCTTGCCGATGGGGTCACGCATGCACTGCTGGAAAGCCGCCAGTCGAAGCAATGGCGTGCCATCCTAGTTCAAACGCTGATCAACGGCCTGGACCTGCCGGAAGCACTATCAGCCGACCTGCTGGCGCGCTTTGTGCCTGACGTTCATCGGCGTGACGTCGAACGGTTTCTTCGGATCACTGGCGAAGCATTGCGCGGTGTCGGCGTATCGATGACGTCATTCCGGCTGCTGCTGTGGATCTTCTGGCATTTGCCGCATGGCAGCTGGTCGCCGGCAATCCAAGCGCCGCCGCCGGAACTGGCAATCTATCGGTCCCACTGCCTTGGGCTGTATGTCGTCCGGTTCATCCGGAGAGATGGCAGAACTGTCGATTTCCCCCATCCCCCCAAACCCACAATCAAGAAGGAGACTGCGTGATGTTTTCTCGCCTGCGCCGGAGCTTGGCGCTGACCATCTGTCCGGCATTGGCACCTGCGCCGCCGCGCCGGTTTGACACGAAGGAAGAAGCCATGGCCGCCGTCAATGCGCCCTCTATGACCTTCGAAGAGGCCGCGGCTTATAGCTCCAATTTGGGGTTCTTCGATGTCGAAGAGGCCCACACCCATTCCAAGGCGCAGCTGGAGTTTATCGCAGCTATTCGGGTGGGCGCTCGGGTCGGATCTGCGGCGCAGGCATCTGCGCAAGATCAATCGAGCGAACCCAAGCCATGGGAAGACTTGAAAAGTCGAGAAGACGTTCAAGCCTGGCTTTCAGTCGCATCGGAAGAAGAACTTGGTGCGATGGCAGAACGCCTGCTGGGGGATGGGCCTCTGACGGAAGCTGAGGCAGCGGTCCGAGCGCTTGTAGCGTCTGCCGTATGCGCCAGCGAAGGGCTTTCCCGCCGGGTGATGAAGGCCATGCAGCCAGCTTCAGGCGGTCAATACCGTTGGCAGCCGAGGGGATCTGATGAAGGAGGTCGAGCATGATCTCGGCCCATTCCTCGATATCGCAACTCGGCTTTCTGCGGGGCACCGGCGCATCGGGAAACAGCATGTCTTCCAGTGCGGCAATTTCATCGAACAGCTCGCTGCGCCAGAACAATTGCAACGGTGGCCGGAGTCGATCGCCATCGATGTTGGACAGGAAAATCTCATTCATCGAATTCGTCTCCTTTGGGGTTCAACGGAAGGGGATGAAAGGCACCGGAGGGCGTTGGAGCGCTTTCCGGTGCCGCAACCATACGGGTGCGGTGCCCGTCGGTAAATGCGTCGCGCTGTCCGTCATTTCTCACCCTTTTGCGGAGGCTGAATGATGCGTTTGCTTCGTGCTTTGGCACGTCTGGATGACCATTGGATCGGTGATCTTATCGGCTGCTTCTGCCTGTTTGGCAGCGGCTATGGTCTGCTGATCATCGGCTGCGCGGCGGGGCTGAAATGACCCAGACCGCGATGACGCTGGCGGAGTTTATCCGCAAGATTTCAGACTTCTCGCTGCTTGCGAACCGCAGTGAAGGCCTTGCCCATGCTGCTGAAAGCGATGCTTCGGAGACGGTATATTGGGAGGACTTCGACGGCGCCATTGCAGGCCTTCTGGGCTTGATCGCCAGCCCCGAGGGGCAGGCTGTGATGGCGAAGCTGCTGAAGGTCGCGCTGATCGTCGACCAGTGTGAACCATATGTCGTGACAGGCGCGATCATCGCTGGTGTCAATCTGCGGGAGAATCCGGATACCACGCCACTGAAACCCTGCGGGCCGAACTGGTTTCCGGGATCATCCGGACCTTGGGCCGAGGCGGATCAGGCCGCGCCGATGGCGGACATCGGGGGTGCGATATGAGCACGCTTTGGGACCAATTGCTGCAGACCCACCGCATGACGCAGGTGTCGCGTGAGGCCATTCGCAACAAGGGGCTGGCCCCGGTGTTCCGCGATGAAGCGGTGGTGGCTTTGTCGCGTCATACGGACCGGCTTCTGGCCCTGATGGATACGCTGGCCGAGCAGCAGGCGTTGATCCGGGTGGCCTCGGCCGCGCGCAGGGGGGTGCTGTGACGATGCATTACGCAAAACCCGGAAACGAGCCCGCCTTCTTTGCCGAGTACAACGCGGCAAAGAAGGTCTGGGAAATCATCGGTCCGAAGGGCGTTGTCCCCAGCGCGATCTACACCAACGAAAGGTATGCCAAGAGCGTTGCCCGGCAGAAAAGCGGTCTGGTCAAGAAGGATAAATGGCCCACGCGGCCCTGCATGTGTTGCCGTGAGCCGTTCCCCAGCGAGGGTATCCACAACCGGCTTTGCAATACCTGCCGCAATCGCGGGTCAGCCGAGGCGATGCCTGCGGGCTACAGCTTTGGGTCGATGAACGGGAGGAAGCGGGCGTGATGCATGCGGACACCCTCGCCTCGCCCCGGCTGCAGCGCGTGTTGGCGCTGTTGTCGGACGGTCGCCCGCACACGACGCGGGACATCGTGCGGCGGGCGCGGGTGATGGCCGTGAATGCCTGCATTTCCGAACTGCGCACCCATGGCGCCGTGATTTCCTGCGTCAAGCAGGCAGCGCCCGCCGGTCAAGGCTGGCGCTTTTACTACACGATGACAAAGGCCCCGACGATATGAAGACCGATCCCACCATCACAGCCATCACACGTCTGCAAGCCAAAGCAGCCGAGTTGAACCATCGGGCGCGTGCCATCGCGCAGCTGCTGCTGGTCGGTGACGTTAGCGGCCTGCCATTCGGGGTCGAGATGCTGCGCGAGAGCGTCAGCGCGGTCGATTTCTGGTTTGCCCAGCTTGAGAAGGCCGTGGCGAAATGAAAATCCTCAATGGCGGCAATGTGGTTCGGCTGCCGATCGATCAGATCGAGGTTGGAGATAGGCTGCGCGTGGTGCGCGAGGCGCAGGTCGTCAACCTGATTGCCATGGCTGAAGATACCGGCATCACGACGCCCATCCATGTCCGCAAGGTTGGCAACAAGCACTATCTGATCGACGGCGCGCACCGTTTGGAAGCGTCGCGCCGGATGGGTTTGCCCGACATCGCCTGTCTGCTGGTCGAATGCCGCCTGGATGAGATGCGCGCCATGGAGGCAAGCAACAATCTTGGTGCTGCCCGGATGACGCCCTTGCAGACGGCTGTTTTCATCGCCTCGTGGAAGCGGACCTATTATGAGCTGCATCCGGAGCGCAAACCGGGTGTGTTCAAGGGCAACCGGTACACCGAAAAGGTAGTGAGTGCAGAAAATGCACTCACTAAAGCCATCTCCGATTCCTTCGGTCGAAAGCCGCGCCAGATCTTCAATATCATGGCTGTCGGCGAGCGGCTGACCGAGAGCGAAGTCTTTCTGCTGGATCAAGCGAAAGCCCCTGTGTCGCTGGAAGACCTTCAGGACATTGGCAAGATCGCAGATACCGACCTGCGCGCCCGCATTGTGCAGAAGATCGGTCTTGGTGCTGCCAAGAAGGTCGGCGAGGCGCGGCGGCAGATCGAGGCCGAGGAAGGTGTTGTTAAATCGACCGTTAAAGACCCGGTTGAAACGAGTTTGCGGGCCATTCTGGTTCTGTGGGGTCGCACGCCGAAGGCTGCCAAGCGTCGCTTCGTCGATGATATGCGGGCTGAACTGTCAGCCCTGCTGAATGACGAGGGCGATGAGGTATGAGCCACGCCCTGATCCCTGCGCAAGAATGGTGGACGGCCGAAGAGATCGCGGCAGCCGAGTTGCCAGATATGCCCGCCACCAAGCGTGGAACCAATCTGTTGGCAGACCGGCTGGCATGGCAGGCGCAGTCCGACCTTGCGCGGCGTCGGGCAGGCAAGGGCGGCGGGTGGGAATATAGCTGGAAGCTGTTCCCAGCCCGAGCACAACGCAAGCTGCTGAAGGATGCCTCTGCCCCGGTGGCACCAAAGCGTCCTACCGAAGCGATGAACCGGGATGATGCCTGGTCATGGTTCGAGAAGCTGCCCGAAACGGTGAAGAAGAAGGCCCGTGATCGTTTGCTGATCCTCCAGATGATCGAGGCTTTTGAGCAATCCAGCGGATTGGGCCGCGATGCGGCGGTGCGGGCAATCGCACGGGACAAGGGCGTCGGTGTCCGGACGATCTGGGACTGGTTCGGCATGATCGCCGGGGTACGGGCGGACGATCGTCTGGCCTACCTGGCACCGCGCAATCGGGCTGCTGCTGAGCGGCCGCGCGGCAAGGAGTATGATCTCGGCTTCTTCGATTATCTGAAGAGCCTCTATCTGCGTTTGGCCGGTCCCACTTTCACCGACTGTTATCGGGATGCCGTTAAAGTGGCCGAGGCCAAGGGCTGGCAGTATCTGCCCGAGCGTACCATGCGTCGGCACATGGACCGCCTTGTGCCGCGCCAGGTGCAGGTGCTGGCACGCGAGGGTGACGAGGCGGTGGCCCAGCTTTACCCCGCACAGATCCGTGACAAGACTGCCCTGCATGCGATGGAGGTCGTGAACTCGGACACGCATACCTTCGACGTGTTCGTGCAGTGGCCGCATGTCCAGGGCGAGGACCCGAAGAAGAACCCGCCCTGCCGCCCGCACATGGTGATGTATCAGGACGTATTTTCCGGGATGGTGCTTTCCTACCGGGTCGACAAGGCCACGACAGCCTTTGCCGTTCAAATGGCAGCTGGCGACATGATTGAAGACTACGGCATCCCGAAACATATCCTGTTCGACAATGGCCGGGAAAACGCCGCCAAGAAGATCACGGGCGGCGCTGCCAACCGCTTTCGGTTCAAGGTCAAGGAAGATGACGTCAAAGGGCTGTTCACCCAACTGGGGTGCCAGATCCACTGGGCTACGCCCTATCACGGTCAGGCCAAGCCGATCGAGCGAGCGTTCCGCGATATGGCGCAGTCGATTGCCAAGGATGTGCGGTTCGACGGGGCCTATACGGGCAACAAGCCGACCGCCAAGCCGGAAGACTATGGCAGCCGCGCGGTGCCGCTGGAGACCTTCCTGAAGGTGCTGGCGGAACGTATTGCCGAGCATAATACCCGGCAGAACCGCCGGTCACCCACGGCCTATCAGCGCAGCTTTGCCGAGGTCTTTGAGGAAAGCTATGCGACATCGGTGATCAGCAAGGCCACGGCGGCGCAGCGGCGGTTGTGGTTGCTGGGGTCGGAGGGACTGCGGGCCGAGAGCAAAACCGGGGCGATTACATTCCAGAAGAACCGTTATTGGGCGGACTGGATGCTGGATATCGCCAAGCAGGAAGTCATCATCCGGTTCGACCTGGGCGACTTCTGGGCCGGTTTGCATGTTTACAGCCGGGCTGGTGCCTACCTTGGCCATGCGCCGGTGACCGAGGCCGTGGGCTTTCTGGATCAGGAAGAGGCCATTGCGCATAACCGCGCCCGCAACGAGTTCAAGGCTGCGACCCGTCGTCTATTGGCGGCCCATCGAAAGTATACCGCCACACAAGCGGGCAACCTGTTGAATGAGGTCGCCCCCGTTGAGACGCCGCTGCCCGAGGCCAAGCTGATCAAGCCGATCTTCGGCAAGCCTGCCCGGTCACCTGCCGAAGCGCCGGTACACGAGGTGCGTCAGGGCAGCGATCTGACGCCGGAGGCAGCGCGTTTCCAGTCGGAGATGGTCAGCAATGTGCTGTCGATGGAGAGCAAGCGGACGGAGGTGCGCCCCTTCGAGGAGCGGGAAATCGACCGCTTCAAGACTGCGATCAGTTTGGAGCGGCAGATCGAGGCCGGGGCGACTGTGACGCCCGAGCAGCTGCGCTGGCTGAGAGCCTATCAGAATTCATCCGAGTACCGGGGCCAGCTTCTGGTCTGGGAGTCGGTGGGTGACACGTTTTTTGGATGAAGAAAGCCGCTGGGGGCGTGCAGGCCCCACAGCGGCGGTAACAAGCAGGAGGATACAGGGTGTCAGATGACCAACGACCGAGCAAGGGTTTCGCACCACTTGCCAATGTAGCAAGGCTGATGGCCTTGATCGACCAGTGCCAGAACCGCGACTACGGACTGGCTGGCATGGGCTGCTTTTATGGCAAGACCGGACGCGGCAAGACCCAAGGTGCCATCCATGCGTCCAACAGCCGGATGAATGTCTGCCACATCGAGGCGGTGCCGCTGGGCGGCGTCAAGAAGCTGCTGGAGATGATCGTTCAGGAGCTGGGCCTGAAACCCGCACGCCTGTCGAGCGATCTGTTCGATCAGGCGGCACAGGAACTGGCGATCACGCAACGCCCGTTGATCATCGATGAGGCTGACCTTGTCCTGAACGATACCAAGATCGAGACGATCCGCCATTTGCATGACAAAAGCGGCGTCGCGGTCATCCTGATGGGCGAAGAACGGCTGCCCCACAAGTTGACCCAGTGGGAACGGGTGCATCGGCGTATTCTGAACTGGGTTGAGGCCGAGCCCGCCACTTTGCAAGACGTGGGCCACCTGGCTGCGGTCTATGCGCAAGGGGTAGAGATTGCCCCGGATCTGCAGCAGGCCATCCTAACGGCCTCTGGCGCCTCGCAGGGATATATCGCCAACAACCTGTCGAACATCCGCAACTTTGCCGTCATCCGGGGGCTGCATCGCGTTACCCGGGCCGACTGGACTGGTGATTTCCATACCGGCAACCCGCCGGGTCGCGGAGGCGTGCAGCAGGTCGACCTGAAGGAAACCGGGATGGCTCGTCGCCTGAAGGGGGGCAAATGATGCCGAAGGTTTCCCCGACGAGTTCCGCCATCTTTGCCGCAGCCTGGGCGGCAGCGCTTCAGCTTCCCAAGTTCGGCTATTCTGAAATCGCGACTGCCGTGAAGATCAGCCATGAGCGCGCCACGGTCATTGTGCGGTCATGGGCAAAAAGCGGTGTCCTGGAAGTGGTCGCTCCTGAAGTCAACAAGCGCAAGCTGTGGCGCGTTGCACCCGGTGCCGCCCGTCCGGAAAAGCCGCGCGGTCGGTCGGCCGAGGAGAACCTGTGGACTGCGATGCGAGGCCTTGGGGCCTTCACACCCTCGGTTCTAGCCGCGAACGCCACGGTTGATCCAATGGTTGTCACGACTGAAGAGGCGCAGGCCTATTGCCGCAGTCTGCTGGCCGCAGGTTATCTGCGCGTCATGCGCAAGGCATCGCCCCCGCTGGTCGAGGCCGTCTACCGGCTGATCAACAACACCGGTCCCAAGCCGCCGATGGAGCGCCGCCTGCGGGCCATCGTCGATGACAATACGGACGCCGTTCACCTGATCCGGGGGGTTGGTCAATGAAAGAGACCCCGCTGGATATCGCGCGCAAGGCATGGGGCTCGGCATTACCCGATTGGGTCGAAGTGCTGGCAATCGAATGCGGACGAACATCGGCCAACCGGGTAGCGGACAAGCTCGACCGTTCATCGTCGGTGATCAGCCAGGTGCTGCACCGCAAATACTCGGCTGACATGAGGCACATCGAAGAACGTGTGCGCGGCGTCTATCTGGACGGCAAGCTGCACTGCCCGGCGATCGGTGAGATGGCAGTCCATGCCTGTCAGGACTGGCGGCAGAAGTCGCGGACCTTTGCTGCCGGCAACCCGATGCGGACCCGGATGTTCCGCGCCTGCCGCATGTGCCCGCGCAATCAGACGGAGGCCGACGATGCCACCCGTTGATCCCATGCCCAGCCAAACCGTGCTGGCACTGGCCTCCTCTGCCCTTGGCAAGGTCGATCTGTGGGGTCGTCGCGGCGTCACCATGCTGTCGATCGACGAGACCGAGGCGATGGCCGTCCTCTTGGCAGCCATGGGCCTGATCGCCACCGAGCCGGGAAAACCCGCCCCGGCGCACTTCTTCAACCCCCATTTGAGTGAGGTTTAAATGACCCGTTATCCCCCCGCCCCCATGCCCACTGGACGCGTCGATATCGGCGGCGAGGAGCATATCCTTGGCCCGAAAGGCGAGAAACTACCCCTTGGTACCGTGAAGCCGCAGCATGTCATGGAGGACAGCTTCGTGCGCGATGAGGTCGGCCATGCCATCGCCCTGTCCGAGCAGATGAGCCGCTTCCTTGCTCATTTCTTCGCCAACTTCGGTGCCTTCGAAGAGCTGCTGGCTGAGAAATATGACGCCAAGGTCGGCGGGCCGAAGGGCAACGTCACCCTGCGCACCTATGACGGCAAGTTCGCCATCCGCGTCCAGGTCGCCGACCAGATCAGCTTTGGTCCTGAACTGCAGGTGGCAAAAACCCTCGTCGATGAATGCTTGAGCGACTGGACCGCGACTGCTGGCGATGAGCTGAAGGCCATCGTCGGAAAGGCGTTCAGCGTCGACAAGGCAGGCCAGATCAACCGCGCTGCCCTCTACTCCCTGCTGCGGCTGGAATTCTCTGACTCCCGCTGGAAGCGCGCGATGGAAGCCATCCGCGATTCGATGCGGGTGGACGGCACCAAGACCTATGTCCGCTTCTTCCGCTACGACAACGCGGACGGGCGCGAGCAGCCGATCACCATCGATCTGGCCCGCGCCTGAACCCATTCCCCTTCGCTCCGCGTGGCTTCGCAACTCGCCACCGCGCGTCGCACCTCATCGCAGCGCACCGCCCTTTCAAACTGAACGAGGAAACCCATGCAGTGTTCCATTGCCACCGTCACGATCACCGGGATCAGCCCGCTTTCGCAAAGCCATCAGCACGATGAACCCAAGCTGCAGGGCGAGTCCCATGATGAAACGCATGGTAGAGGCGCTGCCGTAATGACCGAACTCAATCTCGTCCGGGTCCCATTGCTGACGGTGGATCGCCGTCCGTTCGGCTCGTCCTTGGCCGAGAGCGCGGGGCATATCAACGGGTGGCCGCTGACCGTGGCGGTCACCCCTGTCGAGATTCACATCAGCTTTGCCGACCGTGAGGGCCCGGCCTTCGTGCTGGACCTCAACGCCATCGTGAAAGCCGCCGTTGCCGAGATCGAGGCAAAGCTGGGCCTGCCGAGGAGAAGCAAATGAGCCATCCGCAGATCAGGTTGATCCATGTCGCCGCGCGTGAGCTGGGGCTGGACGAGGACACGCGGCGCGACCTGCAGCTGGTCACCACCGGCAAGTCCAGCCTGACGGAGATGACCGCAGGCGAGTTGGACAGCGTCGTCGAAGCCCTGAAAGCCCGGGGTTTCGCCCCCGGCACGAAATTCGCCCGCAAGGGCAGGAAAGCCGCGCCGCGCGGCGATATCCGCTTCTGCCACGTCCTGTGGGGCAAGCTGGTCAAGGCTGGGGCCGTCGACGGCACCGGCGCCAAGGGTCTCAACGCCTTTATCCGCGCCCGGTTCGAGAAGGCATGGGGTGCCGCCCCGATCGACATCGACAAGATGCAGGACTGGAAGCAGATCGCCACGGTGATCGAGGCGCTGAAGGCCATGTGCACAAGAGCGGGGATCAAGCTGTGAGCCACCATTTGACAAATCAGGCGAACTGCCTCAGATTCGGGTCGTTCGACGGGGAAGTAGAACTCCCCCCGAACACGATACCGCAGGCGGTTACGCCCCGACAGAGCGTCTCCTTTGAGACGAGCTACATCCGGGTGACGTGCGCGCATGTCCAAGGCTTCGGCCTAAAGGCGCATGGAGGCTGTCCTGCGGCAGTCGTTCTAACACCCGGAGCCGTTTCGGCTTCCGTAACCGCAGGAGAAACTAATGTCTCAGGACAAACTTTCCGTCATATCCGTGCCCTTTCACGAGGACACGATCACGGCAATCGAAACGCCGGACGCACAGATGGTCGCCGTTCGGCCAATCTGCGAGCGCCTCGGCATGAGTTGGAGCAGTCAGCTTCAGCGGTTGAAGGCCGAAAAGCGCTGGAGGGGTGTTGCTATCAACACCCCTTCGGCAGGCGGATTGCAGGAAACCTACTGCATTCCCCGGTCAAAATTGTTCGGCTGGCTGGCGTCGATCTCGGCAAACCGGGTCAAGCCGGAGGTCCGAGCAATGCTGGAACTCTATCAGGACGAGGCGGACGACGTGCTGGCAGCCTACTTCCTGAATCGGGACGAGGTGCATGTCGAGGAAATCCGCCAGTTGCGCGGGCAACTCGACCATTGCCATGCGCATCTGAAGGCGGCCGACCCGAAATGGGGGCAGTTGCTGGCCATGATGGAGGCCGGAACCTACAGCCTTTCGGTCATCGCCAAGCGGCTGAACTGGTCGCAGGACCGGACCTTGGAGGAGATGCATGCGATCCAGCGCTGCGGGATGGTTCATCCGGACGGGGTTGCGGACAATACCGCTTCGTCGTGGCTGGAACGGATCGCCGAACTGGAACGGATGCTGCAGAACGAGCGCGACTGGCGGCAGGCCGAGGCACGCAGCATGTCTGTCGCGGCGTACCGGGCCGAGCGGGAAAATCCCGATCAACTGCCGCTGTTCGGGGAGGTCTGAGCCATGGAAGAAGATCACCTGCCCGAGTGGGCCGCCGAGTTTGCGGATGCGTTGGACGAAGACTGGTCGGAAGCCTTGGGCTTCATGCTGGACGTGCTGGTGCTGAAACTTACCACGCGCTTCCCCGACCCCCATCAGGCGTTCAAGGCAGCGCAGGCTTTCACCAACCTTGTGACGGACGAGGTTTTGGTGGTGATGGATGTCTTCGGCTCGGAAGAACCGAAGAAGGGAGTGCACTGACATGTGCAGCCATTGTAGCGGGAGCGACCCCCGCGACCGGATCGGCACCGCCGAACGCGCCCTTCTTGGGCTGCGGACCCTGCTTAACGAATTGGCCCCCAACTCGGATATTCAGGCCGACTGTATCGGCCCGTTGGTCAGCCTCATTCACGATACGCTGGGGTCGGCTGCCGAAGAAATTCAGCACTACGTACCGCGCGACAGCCACCTCGCGCAGGCCTGACCCAACTGCGGCCCTCCACCGGGGGGCCGCAGCATGAAGAAGCGTCCGATCAAGGTCAGCAACCACGCCCTGCTGCGCTATCTGGAGCGGGTCGGTGGATTCGAGATCGAAAAGCTCCGGCGGTCGATCGAGGCGGAAATTCAGGCCAAGGCGCCCGAGGGAGCATCGGCCATCATCCTGGACGGCCAGCGCTATGTGATCCGCGACGTCCTTGATGTGCGTGTCGTCGTGACCGTGATGCCACATGACTGGCCGAACGGCGGGGCGGCCCCCGTCAAATGACCTACCCCCGCCCGCCAGCCCATGTGCAGCCCTATGTCGATGCGCTTGGCGCGGAGACAGCGGTTGTCTTTTTGTTGGAGTTTGGCGGGGCGGAACTGTCGATCCCGAAAGACCCCAAGGGGGCAAGCCGTGTCGTCGATGTGCTGGGCATGCCCGCCGCCAAGGCCTTGTCTGAACTGGCCGAGCGCACTGCCCTGCCGCGGCGGGTGCCAACGGCCAAGCCGTGGATCGCCTGCTATATGAAAACCGCAGGGGGCTTGTCACACGCCGAAATCGCCCGCAAACTGCACACGACGGACGTGACGGTGCGCCGCTGGATTGCCGGAATGGCAGATCGCAGCGAGGATGCCTGGCCGAAGAATGACCCCGATCAACTGAGCCTCTGGTAGCGCCACGGCGCACCCCGCACACCGTTGTGGGTGAATCGAACCCCCGGTTGCATTGCACAATGATCCCAGATGGCGGGCCTGACCCCGCGCTTTCCGGGGATCACCATGCAGACCAGCGCACAAGGCCGCACCGCCCTGAAATCGGAAGAGGGCGAGGTCCTGAAGGCCTATCGCGACGTGGCCGGTAACTGGACCATTGGCGTCGGCCTGACCGCTGCCTCGGGCGTTGTAAAGCCTGTGGCCAGCATGGTCATCACGGCGGAGCAATCGGACGCCCTGCTGACCGAGGCCCTGCGCAAGAACTACGAGCCTGCGGTCGAGATGGCCATGACGGTGACCGAGGGCGCCATCACCCGCCCCGCCCAGAATGAATTCGATGCCGGGGTGTCGTTTCACTTCAATACGGGGTCGATCGCCAAGGCCTCGTGGGTCAAGCTGTGGAAAGAGCGGTCTGGCCGCTTCAACATCCGTCTCGCCTTCACCGCCTGGTCGAAAGCTGGCGGCAAGGTCCTGCCGAGCCTGAAGGCGCGGCGCGAGCGTGAATTCGCCATGCTGATGGATGGCATCTACTATCGGGCGGCGGAGCCGGTCCCGGCGCCGAACCAGCTTTGGGCGCAGTGGGGCATCAAACTGTCCAGTGCCGAGATCCGCGCGGTTTTCGAAGGCCTGACCACGCTGGGCTATCAGCCCGGAGACGGCAGCGTGCCGACCTTGACCTCGGTCACTGCCTTCCAGCGCGCCCATGATCTGACGCCGGATGGCATCATTGGCCGCGCCACCCTGTCCACCCTGCAGCGGGCGCTGGATGCCCGTAAGAAGGCCACCCTGCCGGTCGCTGCGGTTGTAGCTGTGCCTGCAGCGGTCGCCAGCGGCGTGACCGAGCAGATCGCCGCCATCCCCCATTCCGATACGGCTGCCATCGCGCTGGCCGTCCTGTGGCTGGCCCAGCACCTCTGGTCCTACCGCGACATCGCGGCTGCCAGCCTTGCCCCCACCTTCCCGCGCATCGCGGCCTATCTGAGGAGCTTCTGATCATGACCACGAAGGTCACCGTTTTCGCCGCCCATGGCTGGCCCGTCGATGTGACGGCCATTACGCCGAGCGGCGCCCGTTACAAGCCGGTTCGCGTGCAGCCGGGTGAGACGCGCGATTTCTACGTCCATTCGACGCAGGACCTGCTGATCCACGAGGTTCAGCCCTCCGAGCTTGCCGCCGAAAAAGTCCCCCAACTCGAAACCCTCTGAAGGAGGCCCGACATGATCAAGCAGATCCTCACCAACCCGACGTTCCTGTCCATCGTCACCGGCCAGTTGCGCCACCTCGCCACGCTGGGCGGCACCGCCCTTGCCACCAACGGTTACATCGGCGGCTCGCAGGTCGAGGTCTTTGCCGGTGCCGCCGTGACGCTGGTCTCCATGCTGCTGTCGGCCATCAGCAAGAAGCTGGCGGCCTGACGCATGGACGGGCAGGTGCTGAACATTTCGCCGATCGTCCTCTGGGTCGGCGCCCTGTCGCAGCTTCTGAACTTCGGGCTGTCGATCTTTGGCCTGATCATGTCGGGGTCAAGATCGAACGCCAAGAAGATCGACGGCCATGCAACGCGCCTGGAGAACCTCGACCAGCGGATGAGTTCGGTCGAACAGACCACGCGCAGCCTGCCCGCCCCCAAGGACCTGCACGAACTGGAGTTGTCGATCGAGAAGCTGCAGGGCCGCATCGAGACGATGTCCGCTGTCATGAGCGGGCACGTCGCCATCATGGAACGGTTGGAGGCCATAGTCAGCCGCCACGAAAATCACCTTCTGGACGGAAAAGGCCGATGAGCGAATACGAGAACACCCAAGTCCGCCCGGATGCCCGCCTGATCATCCTGAAGGCGCTGGCCAAGCAGATCGACGAGCGTCTGCATTCGGGCATGATCGCCGCCGAACTGTCCGAGTTGGGCATCGACCGCCCGCGCGAGTGGATCCACGACGAGCTTGCCTGGCTGGACCAGATGGGCGCCGTGACGGTGAAGAAGTTCGACAGCGTCTATGTCGCGACCCTCACCGAAAAGGGCCACCGCCACCTGCGCCGCGCCATTGAAATCGAGGGCATCAAGCGCCCGTCTCGCCCGGGGGAATGATCATGGCTACCGGGCGCGGACGCCTGTCCAGCTTCGATCTGCTGCCGCCCGAGGCCGAGAACATCGTGGCTTGGGCTGCCAGCGAACTTGCCGATCGGGAGAAGACCCAGACCGACATCTATGCCGAGTTCGTCACCAAGTGCGAAGCCCTGATGGCCGAGCACCGCGGCGAGCTGGAGTTCGACATCCCGGCCTTCAGCAGCTTCAACCGGTACAGCCTGAGGCAGGCACGGATGACCCGGCGTATGGACCAGACTCGGCAGATTGTCGCCGTCCTGGCCGAGAAGTACGACGCAAAGTCGTCGGATGACCTGACGATCCTGACGGCGGAAATGATCAAGACCACGGTGTTTCAAACCCTGGGCGATGCCGCCGATGGCATCGATCCCAAGGACCTGAAGGCGCTGGCCGAGGCCCATCGCGCAGCCCAGTCCGCGCAGAACATGTCGTCGGATCGGCGGACGAAGGAAGAAGCCAAACTCAAAGAGGCTGTTGGCGCTGCTGTGGATGCCGTTGCGAAGGCCAAGGGCATGACGGGCGAGACGGCCGAGGCGATCAAGGCGCAGATTTTGGGAGTGGCGGGATGAAGAAGATTGCCCTGATGGGTGCGCTTTTTGGCCTTCTTGGCCAAGGATACGCAGCTGTTGCGACGGACCGCGATGTGCTCGACGATTCTACGACGACGGACGAAGTGCGACGTCGCCGCCACAGCAAGCGCGTTTCACAACAGCCCATTGCCAGTCGGCCACAAGAAGTCAAAACCAAGTCTGACAGCCTGAAGCGCTTGTTGGCATCGAAGGGGCGGAAATGACTGCCCCCGCCAACCTCGTCCGGGTCACTCGGCTGCAACCGATGGAGGCCGTCTGCTTCGATGGGTCCAAGGTTCATGCCGACCAGATCATCGAATGGATCAGAGCCGCGCATGAATACGAGGTGCCGCAGGGCCATTATCAGGCGCAGACCGTCTACCAGCCGCTGCGATCCGGTGAAGTGCTGGGGGCCGTTGCAGGCTGGTGGATCGTCCGCGTCCGTCATCAGCAGTTCGTGGCCTATGCCCCCGCCGTCTTCCCGACCCTCTTCGAGGTTGTGCCATGAGTGCGGCGATTCCGCCCAGCATCTTGCAGTCGATCGACGTCGCGATCCGCCTGAAGTCGAAGATGCTGGAGGAGAAAACCCTCTCGGCGCGGGAAGAATGCCCCCGATGCGGCAGCGTGCTTCATGCCTATTTGACCGGCAAAAAGCTGCACCTGCGCCTGTACTGCGAAACCCCCAACTGCATTTCGGTGATCGAATGAGCGTCCAGATGACGGCTGACCAGTGGGAGAAGGCGCGGCGCGCGGCCATGTCCTCGATCCCCGCCGAGGTGCAGGCGGGTGGCCTGCCCAAGGTCCTCCTGCCCTATCAGGCCAAGACTGTCGGCCTGCTGGACGGGGCCTGTCCGGTGCTCTTCGTGGAAAAGAGCCGGCGGATCGGCCTGACGTGGGGCCTTGCCGCCTATGCCGTGCTGCGCGCCGGTCGCCAGAAGGCGGCAGGCGGGATGGACGTCATGTACATCTCCTATTCCCGCGAGATGACCCGCGAGTTCATCGACGCCTGCGCCATGTGGGCCAAGGCCTTCGATGTCGCCGCCGATGCCGCCGAAGAGGTGCTGTTCGACCAGGGCGACGAGCGCAAAGCCATCAACAGCTTCCGGATCAAGTTCGCCAGCGGATTCGAGATCATGGCGCTGTCGTCCAGTCCGCGCGGGCTACGCGGCAAGCAGGGCTGTGTCATCATCGACGAGGCGGCTTTCGTGGATGACCTCGCCGCCCTGCTGAAATCCGCCATGGCCTTCCTGATGTGGGGCGGGCAGGTCGTGGTCTGTTCGACCCATCTGGGGGCCGACAACGAGTTCAACACGCAGATTCAGGACATCCTCGCCGGGCGGTCGAAATACGCCCACATGCGGATCGATCTGGACGAGGCGCTGCATCAGGGCCTGTACCGCCGGATCGCTCTGGTTACCGGCAAGACCTGGACGCCCGAGGGCGAGGCCAAGTGGCGGCAGGACATCCTCGACTTCTATCGCGACAATGCGGACGAGGAACTCTACTGCGTGCCCTCGCTGACCTCGGGCTCGTGGCTGCCTGCGCCGCTGATCGAGGCGCGGATGACGGTGACGACGCCGGTGCTGCGGCTGGAGCTGCCCAAGGACTATCTCTATCTGGACCGCGTCTCGCAGGCCGCGTTGATGGCGCCCTTCATGGAGGCTTTGAAGGCGCAGCTGGCCGCGCTCGACCTGACGCCGAACTTCGCTTTCGGGTCGGACTTCGCCCGCGTGGCTGACCTGACAACCGGGTCTTTAATGGCCATTGAACCGCAGTTGAAACGCCGCGAAGTTCTGGCCTACGAGCTGCGCAATGTGCCTGGTGATGAGCAAAAGCTGATCGCCCGGACCATTCTTGAACACGTCCGCGAACGGCTGGTGGGTGCTGCCTTCGACGCCACCGGCATGGGCTGGACCGTGGCCGAAGACATGGGTCGCATCTTCGGCTTGCGTGAGGACCCGGAAGGGTCCGGCCTGATCTGGGCCATCAAGTTCACCGAGGAATGGTATCGCATCCACATGCCGCCCCTGAAGGCTGCCTTCGAGGATGACATGCTGGCGATCATCCGGGACAACGACCACCTGGGCGACCTGCGCGCCATCAAGGTCATGCGTGGCATTGCCCGCGTCCCCACCCTGCGCGAGGGCGAGACCGGCAAGAAGCGGCACGGTGACCATGCCATCGCCGTCGCTCTGGCCCATTTCGCCAGCCGGATGCGCTGGGTGGAATATGGCTACCGCGCTGCAGTGCGGCCTGACGCGACGCGCAACCCGATGCCCGACTATCCGCCAGATGACAATCAAGCCCCGGCCAAAGGCTGGTGGTCGCAGCCCCTTGGGGCCAACGTGAGAGGAGGCCTCTGATGGCCGCGCCGCAACTGCTTGACGCCTACGGTCGCCCGATCCGCCGCGACGTGCTGCAGACCGAGATCGCCGCCGCCACCGTGGGCGGCGTGCGCAGCCCCATCGCCGGCTATCCCGCCGATGGCCTGACCCCGGTCACCCTTGCCGAAATCCTGCGCGAGGCCGATGCCGGCAGCCCGGTCCGCTATCTGGAACTGGCCGAGACGATCGAGGAGCGTGACCCGCACTATCTGGGCGTTCTGGGCACCCGCCGCAGATCCGTTGCGCAGATTGGCATCACGGTCGATGCCGCCTCGGACGATCCAGTCGACGAGGCGATTGCGCAGGATATCCGCGCCTGGCTTTCCCGGGACGCGTTGACCGACGAAATCTTCGACATCCTCGATTGCATCGGCAAGGGCTTCTCGATGACCGAGATCATCTGGGATACCTCGGAAGGTCAGTGGATGCCCAAGGCGCTGGAATGGCGCGATCCGCGCTGGTTCCGGTTCGAACGCAACAACCTGAAGACCCCGGTGATGATCGGCGACGACGGGCAGGACATGCCGCTGGAGCCGTTCAAGTTCGTCTATGCCCAGATCAAGGCCAAGTCCGGTCTGACGCTGCGGTCGGGTCTGGCCCGGGTTGCCGCCTGGGGCTGGATGTTCAAGATGTATACCCTGCGCGACTGGGCCATCTTCAGCCAGACCTTCGGTCAGCCGGTTCGAGTCGGCAAGTTCGGTGCCGGCGCAACTGAGGCCGACAAGGCGACCCTGTTCCGTGCCGTGGCCAATATCGCAGGCGACTGTGCGGCGATCATCCCGGAATCGATGATGATCGAGTTCATCGAGTCGGCGAATGTCGGCGCCGGCCATCAGATGTACAAGGAACGGGCGGACTGGCTGGATCAGCAGATATCGAAAGCCGTCCTTGGGCAGACGTCGACCACCGATGCCGTCGTGGGTGGGCTGGGGTCCGGCAAGGAGCATCGCCAGGTCCAGAAGGACATCCAGATGGCCGATGGCCGCGCCCTGGCTGCCATCCTCAACCGCGACCTTGTGCGTCCTTGGGTCCAACTGAACTATGGTCCCCGCAAGGCCTATCCGCGTATCCGGATCGAAGAGGTCGAGCGCGAGGACCTGAAGGTCCTGTCCGATGCCATCACGCCCCTGATCGACCGTGGGCTTGAGGTCGAGCAGGCGACGATCCTGACCCGCTTTGGCCTGCCCGAGGCCCGTCCGGGGGCGAAATTGCTGTCGCCCGCCGCGTCTGGCGCACCTGCGACGGTGCCTCCGCCGCCGGTTTCCGAAATTAAACGGGTTTCCGGCGAAATTAAACGGGGTGACGGGGTTTCAGGCTCAGTGACCGCCCCGCAGGCAGAAGGCCCTGTAGCGGGCCTCCCAGCCGCCGATCTGCCCGAGGTGCTTCTGGCGGATGCGCTGGCATCGGCAGCAGCTCCGGCTGTCGAGCAGATGTTGGTCAAGATCGAGGCCATGCTGCAGGCCGCAGGGTCCTTGGAAGAGCTGCGGGTGATGATGCAGGCGGCGTTTCCGACGCTCGATTCCGGACCGCTGGCGGGGATCGTGGCGCAGGCAATGACGGTGGCCAATGCCTCTGGCCGGCTGGACGTGGTGACCGAAGGTGGCTGACATCAAGGCATCTTTCGCCAAGCCCTTCGACCTGCAGATCGCAGCCCTGCGGCTGCGGCTGGCCAACCAGGTGGGAACGGCTGCCTGGGATGATCTGGTCAAGGCCGAACACGACCGCGCTTTCGTCGTCGCCGGGGCGATGAAGGCAGATCTGCTGGCTGACCTCGGCAAGGCCGTTGAACGGGCGATTGCCGAGCATCGATCCATCGAGACCTTTCGGCAGGACTTCCGGCAGATCGTCACGGATCGGGGCTGGCATGGCTGGACGGGGGAGGGCAGTCCGAAGGGCGAGGCCTGGCGGACCAAGGTGATCTACCGCACCAACATGGCGACCAGCTACGCCGCCGGCCGCATGGCCCAGATCAGAGCGGCCAACTACAAGTTCTGGATCTACAAGCACGGCAACTCAGTGGAGCCGCGTTTACAGCATTTGGCTTGGGACGGTGTGGCGCTTCCGCCTGACCATCCCTTCTGGGAAACGCACGCTCCTCCGAATGGCTGGGGCTGCACCTGCCGTCTGAGCGGGGCCTATTCCGAACGCGGTATCAAGGCCGCTGGTGGTGATCCTGCAAAAATGCTGCCAGATGGCTGGCAGGCGATTGATCCCAAGACGGGGGCACAAGTCGGCATCGACAAAGGCTGGAACTACAAGGTCGGCGGGTCGGTTTCCGGGGACATCACGTCCAGAGCGCAAGATGCGATGGATGCCTTGAACATCGTACAGCCCAAGATCGAAACCTTGCCGGCGGAATTGGGCAGTGATCTCGGGATGAGTCTTGCCCAAGTGGTCGATGCCGCTTGGATCAAATGGGTGGACGATACCCTGACCGTTGGTGGTCGTGCAAAGCCCGGCCTTATTGGCGTGATTTCTCATGATGTGATCGATTCCTTGGCTGCCAAGGGTATCGGTCCACAGACCGCTGATATGCAGGTCAGACCCGGTCTGCTGGCGGGACCAAAGGCAACAAGACATGAAGCCGCTGGAAATGCCCTGTCACCAAACGACTGGGTGCAACTCTCCGAGCGATTGAGAAAGCCTTTAGCCGTCCTGCTTGACAAGAAAAGCGGCAACCTTCTCTACATTCTGTCCGCCCAGGAGGGACAATCGCAAATTGCGGTTTCGCTCGACTATCGTGTGAAGGGTGAGAATGGGAGCTTAACTACCAACATGGTCGTTTCAGCCTATCGGCCCGTCATTGCCGAAGTACTGCGCCGGTTGTCGAATGATACGCTGGAACTGATTTTGGGAGAGGTGAGGTGACGGAGGGCCGGAACTCCCCTCATTCACTAGCGTTCGACTTGCGTCGGGACGGTGTCACGTACTCCGAATTTCCGTGGTCGTCACCTCAAGGATAAATGTAATCATGATCACGATTGAACTCAAGGATGCTGATGTCACCAGCGCGCTGGCTCGCGCAGCTGCGATGCTGACTGATCTCACGCCTTTGATGTCCGGAGTCGCAAATCTTCTGTTGGATCAGACCGAGCAGCGGTTCAAAGACCAGAAAGCTCCCGATGGTACGCCCTGGGCACCCCGCTCACCCACCACGTTGAATGCATACGAACGCCGCGCGAAGACGGCAGATGGCGTTAAAAGCTGGGGCGGCGTTCTGCGCTACAGTGGTCAGCTGAACGATAACCTTTTCTCTTCACACGGTCCGGACTTCGCAATGGTATCCTCGCCAGAACCATATGCCGCCGCCATGCAATTCGGCGCGCGCAAAGGAAGTCTGGGGGCCTATTGGTGGACCACTGAATCGGGAAAGGTAGTCGAAGGATCTTCGCCCTGGGGTGATATCCCCGCCCGTCCGTTTTTCGGCATCTCCGATGACAACCGTACGGACATCCTCAACCTGATCTCGGACTACATCGAAGGCATTCTGCACCCTTGACCAAAGGCCTCGCTCTGGCGCAGGCTTGATCGACGGGCTTCACCGGCCCTGACCTGACCAACCCGCAAACCGTTGCGGCTTATTCGGTCCCGCCCCGCCCGCGATAGTGGGGCATGAGCAAAGCAGCCCCCCCTTACCTGACCGCGACCATGGCCGCGCTGGACCTGCCCGCAGCGGCTGAGGTTCCGGACTGGGTTCATCTGTTGCCGACCACGCAAGGCGAGCTGCGCACCTTCGACGGGCGAGGACCTTATCATGTAACAGATGCCGCCGCTGTCATCGCGGCCTCGTTCAGCGCCGATCCCCGCAATGACGGCGGGTTGATCATCGACGAAAACCACGCCTCTGAATTGGCAGCGCCCAAGGGTGGGCCGTCGCCCGCCCGTGGCCGGATCACCGCGATGCAGGCCCGTGCCGATGGCATCTGGGGCCGGGTTGAGTGGAACGCCGCAGGCCGCGCCCTTTTGGCCGATCAGTCCTATCGCGGGATCAGCCCGGTCGTCGTGCACGACGCCAAGGGCACCGTGCTGCGCATCAAGAATGCCGCCCTCGTGAATTACCCCAACCTGCGCGATCTGACCGCGCTCAATCAGGAGACCCCCATGACGCTCATGGAGCAGTTGATCGCCAAGCTGGGGCTTCCCCCCGGCGCCACCGAGGCTGATATCCTCGCCGCGATTCCGGCTGTGGAAGACGCAGCCTGTGCCGAGGCGGCGCAAGCCTCGCTGACCGAGATTGCCACCATCATCGGCCTGCCGGGTGCAGCGGCCCCCGCGCTGATCGACGCGATCCGCGCCAAGACCAGCGCCCTGCCTGCCGAAGTCACCGCGCTGCAGGCCGAACTGGCGCAGGTCACGACCGACCTGAAGGCCTTCAAGAAGGCGCAGTCCGTGGCCTTCGTCGATGACGCCATCAAGGCGGGCCGCGTGGGCGTGAAGCCGTCGCGTGACCGCTTCATCGCCATGCACATGTCCGACCCGACAGGCACCGAGGCGATCATCGCCGGTCTGCCGACGCTGGGTGTGACCCACACCAACGACCTGCCGCCCAAGACCGAAGGCGAAGTCACGTCCCTCAATGCCGAGGAACTGGCTGTCGCCAAGGCCACGGGCCGCAGCCCCGCCGATTTCGCCGCCATGATGGCCGCTGACCGCAAAGAGAAGGAGGCTCGCCTGTGACCGCACTGACCGCTGACCGCAACACGCCGCTGAAACAGGGGGACCTGCGGTCCGGCCTGGTCGGCGCATCGACCAAGATCTTCAAAGGCGCAATCATCATGCGCAATGCCGCCGGCTACCTGATCAAGGGCGCCACGGCCACCGGCTCGTTCGGGGTGGGCATCGCCCAGACCTTGGCCGACAACTCCGCCGGCGCGAACGGCGCCATCAGCGTCAACTGGCGTCCGGGCGTGGCCTATCTGGCCAACCTCGCCGCCGACCTGTGCCTGGTCACCGATATCGGGGCCAAGTGCTGGATCGCCGACGATCAGACGGTCGCTCGTACCAACGGCACGTCGACCCGCTCTCCTGCTGGCATCATCGAGGACGTGGACGCGAACGGCGTCTGGGTTCGTTTCGATGAAGCCCTGAACCGCGCTTACTGAGGACCCTGAGATGATCATCAATACCTCCACCCTCAATGCCCTGCGCGTGACTTTCGCCGGCAACTTCAAAGACGGTCTGGCGATGTCGCCGTCGATGAAGGACCGGGTTGCCACCACCGTTCCGTCGCAGAATGCCCAAAGCACCTATGGCTGGTTGGGTAAGATCCCGTCGATGCGCCAGTGGGTCGGCGCACGTGTGATCCAGAACATCTCGGAATCGTCCTACACGCTGGCCAACCTGCCGTGGGAACTGTCGATCGGCGTCGATCGCTACGACATCGAGGACGACAATCTGGGCGTCTACACCTCGCTCTTCCAGGAGATGGGGGCCTCGACCACCGGCAACGAAGAACTGCTGACCTTCAACGCGCTGAAGAACGGCTTCTCGTCCAAGTGCTATGACGGCCAGAACTTCTTCGACACTGTCCACCCTGTCCTGGACGTTTCGAACAACGTGACGACTGTCGCCAACACCGATGGTGGTTCGGGCACGCCGTGGTTCCTTCTGTGCACCAAGCGTCCGATCAAGCCCCTGCTGTTCCAGTCGCGCAAGACGCCGGAGTTCGTGTCCAAGGACCGGATCACCGACGACAACGTCTTCACCGAGCGGCAGTTCCAATATGGCGTCGATGCCCGGTACAACGTGGGCTACGGCTTCTGGCAGATGGCTTGGGGGTCCAAGCAGACCCTGAACTCGGCCAACTATGCCATCGCCCGCGCCGCGATCATGTCCATGAAGGGCGACTATGGCCGTCCCTTGGGTCTGGTCCCCGATCTTCTGGTGGTTCCGCCGTCCCTGGAGCAGGCTGGCCGTCAGATCATCAAGAATGCCCAGCAAGCCTCGGGTGCGACCAACGAATGGCAGGACACGGCCGAGGTGCTGATGGTGCCGTGGCTGGCCTGATCCGGTCGGTTTCACCTGAAGGGGCGGCGCGACGTCGCCCCTTTTGTCGAACCGAAAGGAGCCTCAGATGGCCAAGAAACCCGTTCCCGTGCCGACCCTCCTGATCACTGTCACCGGTCCCGAGCGGGGCCGCTGGCGGGGCCGTTTCGGCACGCCGCGGTTCTTCATCGGCGAACCGCAGGAGTTTACCGATCTGACCCTGACGGCGGACGAGATCGAAGAGCTGCAGGAAGACCCCGAACTGAAGGTCGTCGTGACCGAACTGGTCCTGCCGTCGGACGAGTCCAAGCCCGCTGATGTGGGCCCGGTGGATGCGCCTGCGCCTGATCCCGCGCCTGTCGATCCAGCTGCAGTCGAACCGGCCCAAGCCGAACAGCCTGCGCCCTGATCCATAAACGAGAGGGCCGGGCTGCCTTTGCGCCCGGTCCGCCCGTCACCGGGGGTTGAAACTGGTGGAGCCGGGAAGGGGCGGGCGTCGCCGTCCCTTCCCAACGACCCCTTAAATGGACGTTTGAACCATGGCTTATGCCACACTCCAGAACCTTACCGACCGCTACGGCAGCGCCTTTCTGGTGGACCTGACCGACCGCGCCGCCGTGCCGACCGGCACGATCGACACGACCGTGACCGAACGCTGCCGGATCGATGCCGAGGCGCTCGTCGACGGCTTTCTGGGCGCGCGGTATGCCCTGCCGCTGGGCACAGTTCCGGCGCTGGTCCTCGATCTGGTTCTGAAGGTCTGGATCTACAACCTTCACGTCTTCGCCCCCTCGGACAAGATCAAGGCCGACTATGACGGCAGTCTGAAGATGCTGCGCGACATTGCCTCGGGCCTTGTCCGCATCCCGGGCATCGCCGGGGCCGAGATGCCGGTCAACGGTGGATCGGGCGTGCAGTACACCGATCGCGAGCGGCCCTTCACCCCGGAAACCATGACGGGGTTCATCTGACATGCTGTCCG